GATCCAGTGGAGCAAGTGTGTTTGAATGTGGATGATGCTTTGTATGAATTGCATTTTCATGGCATCCAGGTTTACAACTATTGGCGTAGTAGATTTGATGTTGCCCTGAATCTTGTTGGAATTAAGCACATGGCTTTGTCGTATGCTGAACAATTGCGTTTGTGGAGTGCGAGATATAGAGTGTAAATACTTTGTGTGCTTGTCAGTCTATTAGATTGTATGAAAACTCTTTTAGTATGAGAGGTGATACTAACCTGTGCACGTGACGTATGCATTTGTAACCTAGTCAAACTGCTATAGAGAGAGCCTGGGTTAATCTATAGTATGCATTTTACAACAGGCTTCAATGTGACGTATGGCTGAAATAAATGATAAAATTGTTGTCGAGAAAGAGAATACTACCCAATTTGCAAATTCTGTGAAAACTGAAGTTGTGAATGTAACCCCCCACCAACAATCCTTTGAAGACTATGTCAAAAGCTGGTCTGAAAAGGGTGAAGGAGCAAAAGCGAGTCAGGATATTAATTCTATGTTATCTAGACCTGGATTGATAAATACATTTGAATGGAAGGAAACAGATGTTAATGATACGTTGATTTCAACTATAGATTTACCAACTGCAATTCAAAATTCAAAATTTAAATCTAGTAAAATGAAATATTTTAAGTTTGTCAGATCTAACTATAAGATTAGAATGGTGATTAATGCAACTCGTTTTCATGCTGGAAGATTGTTGGTTGTCTGGGCACCTGGATCATCCATGTGCAGTATACAAGCGTTGAATGAGAAATCTATGGCTTCTTTGCTTTGCTTTCCCAGTTTAATTATTGATCCTGCAACTAATCAAACAGTGGAATTTTCAATTCCATTTATCTCTCCATTCTTGTATTACCCATTGACAACATACTCAACGGGATCAGTTGATGCAGTTCAGACGGCCGGTCAGGCATTGGGACAGGTAAAGGTGTTTGTGTTGAACAAATTGACTTCTGGTCAATCAACAACAACGCCTGTGTCTGTTTCAGTCTATGGTTGGTTAGATGAACCTGCATTATCTGTACCCTTGTATGCTCAGATGGGTGTAATATCTGACACGATTGATGGTCTTGTGGCACCAATGACAGAGATTGTAGAAACAGCTACAGATGTGGCTTCTGGAGCCTCTCGAATGTTGCGTAGTGTTGGGTTGTCAAAACCTGATAATATAGGAGCAAATATTCGAGTGACCCCAGTGGTTGCAAATTCTTTGTCATATGGAGTAGGGTCTGATACAATTGAAAAACTTGTTGTTGATCCTAAATGTGCTCTAGAACCATGTAATGAGTTGTTTGGCACTAAGGATGATGAGATGGATATTGTGTATATTGGTAAAACATGGAGTCTGCTTAAGCGAGTAGATTGGGAAGCTGACCGTGCGCATGCGTATGTTTTGGCGGATCTGCCTTTATTTCCACCTCAAGATACAACTGTCGGATGGATGATGCGAGCTTTCAAATATTATTGCGGGAGTGTGCGTATTAGAATTCAGTTGGTGGCTAATCAGTTCATGTCGGGGCGAATCATGGCACTTTTTGTTCCATCCCAAGTAACCATTCCAGATATAACACCATTGACTGATTTGGCTGATATGATGTATAATCAAGTCTATGATTTGACTGGTACATCAGAGTCTGAATTCACGATTCCATACAATGCACCATATCCAGTTCTACCGACTCCCTTCTTTGCACAATCTGATGTTCCTGATTATGTAGGTATTGATCAGTCTAGTATAGGAAACATCAAGTTGTTTGTGCTAAATCCGTTGCGTACCACTAAGGCAACAAATGAGAAAGCTAGCATCAATGTGTATATGTCATTTGATGATGATTTGGAAGTGTTTTGGCCGACATTATCTGCAATCACTGGCAGTAATTTTAATACAACTGTGTCATGGCCTCAATTGGGGTTTGAGGGTGTCAAGAATGATCCTGAAGGGATTGATGATCTTGGCACACTCTTTCAATTCCCGACCCCAACAACTACAACTATACTGGCAAACTCTGGTATTTCTGAGTCAACAGAGGAAAATACTGAGATTGTAAACTTTGAAGA